CACATATAAGTGGAACTGGAAGTTTGTCATTAAGAAACCCACATTTAACAACATACGGACAAGTATACCCGAATTTGGGCTTTATTATTTTAGATGCTTCAAAACTTAATGATTATTTGAGTTTCAATACGGTCACTGGTAGTAACATACATGGAGATAATTCTTACAAATTTTTCACTGCAATAAGTGGTGCAAATAATTTGAATCATCCAATGAAGGCAAGAAATGTAAAACAAAGAACTACAAATCATTATTTTATTAGAGTAAAATCCGGTGATTCAAATTATAGTAATAACCCAACATATGTAAAGGAAAATGCAAATGAAAAGGGTAGAATTAAAAATCATTGTTTCTATAACGATCCAATGACTTACATAACAACAGTTGGACTTTACAATAATGAAAGAGAATTACTTGCTATTGCAAAGTTGAGTAAACCAATAAAAAAGACAAGAGCAAATGATATTTTGATAAAAATTAGATTGAATTGGTAACATGATAAGATCCGAATCCGAAATAATCAACGCATTGAGTGGATCATTTTTGGGTGATTATCCAATCATAATAAATCCAAATGATATAAATGATGCAGCTGTAAAATTATTTTTGCAGATTATGGGTATAACGAGTTCAAGTTCGATTCCAAATCAGTTGTTCAATGTTAGTACCGCAGATGATTCACTTGTTCTTGGAAATTATTATGCTCAATCTTATATTGAACCAATACTTCAAAAGATAAGAAACTATATTGATGTTGATTTACCGAATAGAATGAAAAAATTACCAGCCGTTTTGGATCCATATACATTTACAGATAATCCTGAACAAAGGGCTGCTATATTAAAAGAACGTGGAAGAATTGAAGAATTGTTTGAATACTATGGTGTAGAATTGCCAGTTATTACATATAGTTTTTTTGGAGGATAATTTATGGCCGCTTCCAAATTAAGTATGGAAATAAATTGGCTTGTTTTGGAATACATAAAAAGATATATTCTATTCCAAATATCAAATGGATTTCCACCAAACAACGAAATAAATATAGTAATAAACAATGGTAGTCCTACATTTTTTAGAGTTCCACCACAGACAATACCAATATCTGCAGAAGAATTACCAAGTGAATATACTAGACCTAGTTTTGTATACAAGCGAATTACTAAACCAAGAGACTATGCGGGACCAATTTATAGATACATAACTGATCCATTGTTTAAGTGTGATAGTGAAAGATTGTATACATTCCACACGGGTTCTGCAAATGAATTACATTCCAAGTATTACATACCAGTTTTTAATGGTAAAGAAGATGAACCCGGTTCATATCACCAATTTGATATTGCATATGCACATATATCTGGATCTGGTTCATCATATATGTTAGATCAATATACAAATGCATATCCTGCAAAATCTATGTATAAAAAATATCTATTGGAGTGTCTTGATAATAAAAATAATAAATTTCCATTTAAGAATGGAATAAATGGTGATTATTTTTATGCTATACATTTTAACAAAGAACTTTTCAAAGATAGAATTGATCCAGGAAACATACAAATACATTTATCACCGATAGTATCTAATCCAACACAATCTATAAATACAGGTAGTAATTTTTACGCAAACGATTCATCAAGTATAGTTTATTCTTTGATAGATGATAGCGGAGATGGTGATAATCTATATTCAGAACATGAAGATACGAGAGACTATTATTATTTGGTGTCAGGTTCATTGAATCAAGGAATATATGGAAAGCCAACAGACAATGCATGGGGTGTTATCTTTCCTCGAAAGGGCATAATTATTTTGGATGGGGTTGTTTTGGATCAATCGTGTTCTTTTAATACCGTAACCGCATCTATTGATGGTGATAATATACGAAAATTATTTGTTTCTATAAGTTCATCTGCAATACCAACAACATATAGAATTGAAACAGGTTCTTGGTATGGTAGGTCTGCTGAAGAAAAAATTGTGGAAACTTATTTTTGTAGAATTGGTGCAAATGAAATGAATTATTCAAACAATTCTACTTACATTAGTGGTAGTAACAGAGTAATAAAACAAGCACGTTTTTATGAAGAACCAAAAGTTTATGTATCCAGTATAGGTTTGTATAATGAAAGACGAGAACTTGTTGCTATCGGTAAATTAAAAAATCCAATACTAAAAAAAGATACCGAAGAATATGTGTTTCAAGTAAGAGTGAGGTTAAATTAAAATGTCATTTCAAGTTGGAAATAGTATTAGTTTGTGTTACAAACAATTAAAACATGGTGAATATACGGTATCTCCATTTCAAGCATTTAAGTTGTGGGAATTTAGAACTGATCGAGAAATCCCCTTACAGAATCATTTAGATTTGAATATGAATGTTTATAGAGTTTTATATCCAGAAAATCATAAATACTTTGGTAATATAGCCACAATATCATCTTCAAACTATGAAAGAGTATTTGCCACTCAAAGTTTGGATCCAAAAGTTTTGTGGTATTATTTGGATCATAATTTTTACACCGATTATTTTATTGATAAGATACCAGTTGAAGCAACAGATGATAATACAATAACATATTTGGCAGAGTCAAGTTCCTTGATTATTATACCACTTAATATGTTCGGTGAAGGTATAAAAACAAATACATTTACACTTACAAACTACAATAGTGTTTCTGCATCTTATACATACACACTTTTAGATGATTCATTTGGCAATTTGCGTGATACGGCATTTGATGAAACAAAGTTTGTTTCAAATAATAACTTATTATTGTATACTGGATTTAATGAAAAATATCGAGAATACAATTTCAAAAATAAAAGAACTGAGTATGTAATTGATACTTCACCATCTCACGATTATGTAAAAATTATCAACAAAGATTTGATTGACTATTATCCAGGAATACCAACAACTGATACATCACAATCATCTGGTGTTTGTGCTCTAATGGAAGGTGGGTATTTTGAAGTAAAAAATTACAATAGATTTAATTTTCACAAAAATAAAAATTTTGCTTTTAGTTTTTGGTTGAAGTTACCAGACCAACAATATAACCCAACATCTTCTTACAATTATTTGTTTAATAAAAATACGATGAGAAGAACCGATACATTGAATGAAACAACTATGGATTATATTGCTGGAAGTTTTTTGAGAAAATCAAATCAATATCCATTTGATATTTTTTTACATAATAACTCGTCACCATATAGACATAAAATAACATTCCAACAAAGTTCAGGTGTGGAGATTGCAGACGTGACCTCAACTGAATTAGATGTTGATAGATGGTATCATGTGGTATGTCAAAAATCTGGTAGCAATTATCAAATTTGGTTAAATGGTATATTGAATAATAGTGTTCAAAAAAACATTGAATTTACTGTTCAAAATGAAAATAATTTTTATATTGCAGGTAATGGTCTAGACAATCACCAATTTTCAGGTTCATTGGATGAGGTTAGGGTATATTCCACGGCATTAACATCCGACCAAATAGAACATTTGGCAAATAACGATTACAACAATGGTTATGCATATGGAACATCGAGGGTTGGTAATATATTTTACAAGAACGGTGTGGTTACTGTTTCCGATCCAAGACCGAAATATCAAAATGCTCTGTTAGGACAAACTGGAAATTTTGATTACAACGGAGTTTCCGATGGATTTATTGGTAGTTTCAGAGGTTCTGCTACATTTTACCAGTACGAAGTTATATGTAAAATAAAAAAGAATGAATTTAACTATACTATGAATCCGTCAATACGAAGGGATAAAGACATAAATACCGTATTTATGGATGACTATGCTACAGGTTCTGCATTTACGCCATATATTACAACTATTGGATTGTATAGTAGGGATAATGAATTGGTTGCAGTTGCTAAATTGGCAAATGCATTGAAAAAAAGAGATGATGTTGATATGAATGTTATTGTAAGGTTTGATGTTTAATGCGTAGAAATCAGGTTGCAATAAAGCATGGTTTTCGTAGTGGGTTGGAAGATAATGTAAATGATTTGTTGAAAGAAAGTAAAAAATCATTTAGTTATGAAACTGAAAAAATATCCTACATACAACCAGAAACTAAACACAACTATACACCAGATTTTGTTCTAACCAAAATATCTGGTCAAAAAATGTATGTTGAAACAAAGGGTAGATGGGTAAAGACAGACCGATTGAAATTTGACCTTATATTTGAACAATATCCTGGAATAGATATTCGTTTTGTATTCCAAAATCCTAATGCAAAGTTATACAAGGGAAGTAAAACAACTTATGCTCAATACTGTGATAAGAAGGGTTGGCTATGGGCAAAAAAAGAAATACCGGAAGATTGGTTGAAAGATTGCTTGTAATTGTCACAAATTTTTACTATATTTGTGACAAGTATTATTTTACATAAAGTGTGTTTATGATTAACTACGATTTGTTGTCACTTGTAGAAAAAGTTCTC